TATGCACATGTGTACTAACCATACACATACCACCGATTTCACGTCGATCTTTATCCGTGATTTCACCCCCTACGAACTCGATTGTTCTATTGAAACACACTGATCATCGCGACACCGTGTTTCTACACACATAGATCTCAGTTCACCTCACCATTACACCATACACTTTTACACACTACATACATTTTACATACATTACACACATTACACATATTACACAATTTACACTACAATACATACACAACACACCTACACCATGGCACTCCCACCGGAGTACAAGCCATGCACAATCAACCGGACAGACCATACCAGATTTAGGACCATGCTCGACCACCCCGAAGACTTCTTCCAAGACTGTCTACCCGAGCCCCTACAACCACTACCCCTGTCATTTGTTCGGGGTGCGACCCAACGAGTCGCACCCCATTCGAGCAAATTCACCAAGATGCTGCCCAAACAATTCAAACAGATCCTGAAGACCACTTGCAACGAACGCACAGGACGGACCATACACCTAGTTGGCTGCATCTACCAAGTACCACACCATGTTCTGACCGGCCAAACCCTACAACCAGAAGACATCCCAAATCTCTGCCCAGACCACGATTCAATTCAGTACCTCTACACAAGGAACGGACGACTCATGCGTTGCTACCACACAAACTCCAAGAGAAACATAGCACGCTACTACTGGGACAGATTTGACACCTTCACCGATCAAGCCCAACAGATCTTCATCCACCGAGAAGATGAGGGCTACCATTCAGCAGAATACAACCGCTGGCTTGAGCTCGAAGCGCTACAAGATGAATCTTTGAGCGTTGCGAAGCTCGCCAGACCAGAACGAATCAACACTGATGCCTTGCTCCTGAAGCCACAACAGTTCGGAGCACATCCTTTTGAAGTGGATTCTCTCATGATCCGCTGCGTCTCCAACTGGAAAGCTGACACTCCCTCAGATGGTCTCCAAGATCACTTTGACTGTCACTTCCATGTCATGCGAGAACTCAATTGGAAGGCACAACAGATTGCCGACGAAGATACCCTCAGGCGACACCACGTCATCAACATCACAGACAGAGCAGAATGGTTCGATCACTTCGACGAAGACCACCCCCCTCGTGCTCTTGTGAAACAATATCCCCAACATGTGACAACCCACGACAAAGACAACGAACTCATCGCACTCTTCCCATCCATCTGTCTCAGCTTCGATCTCGACTGGGACTATGGCGAGAACAACTATGGGATGATGGACCGATCACGAACAGGAGCTATGTGCGGATACTTCCTACCACCATCAGAGGACTGTGACGACGCTTCATACTGGGAGCAACGCCGGAACATTCGCACAAACTGTTCAGGTTTCGCCAACGTTGAACGTGGCATCCTCAGAGTTGCTGGCGAGATCATGGACTACTTCCGAGATGATCCAGAGTTCTATGCTGAACTCGGCGACACTAGAGACTTCATTCTCAACAAAATTCTTGTTGGTTGGAGCCGACCAGATGTCAAACACTACAGCACTTCAGACTTCCGCCGAGATTTCCAGAGACAGATTGATGGGAGAAGCCCACAAGATCAGCCTCCCATCCAACAAACATATGACAAAGTTAGCAGAACATTCGTGAATGAAATCAAATCATGCGAACTGCAGAACTGGAATGTCTGGAAGCGGATCAAACAACTGCGAGTACAAGTGCGTGATCAAAACTGCGCACCAGCTCTGTATCTCCGATGGACGAACACCATTTTCCTAGAGATGCAGCGGCGCATGTACTCCTTTGTCACAGAGGACTCTTGCCAAGTCAACAGAGAAAACCAAGATGCCGATGTTGGACAACGAGTGCCTGCAGACATGCCAATACAACAAGCTGGAAACTGGACACAACAAGTTGGCGCCCAAGGCCGCTTTTGGATTGATGATGAAGGCAACACTACTACAGAAGACCCAGATCAGAATCAAATCACACTTGACCTTGGCAAACTCAACATCTCAGACATTTTTGGCGCTATTGCTCAGCATGCAAACCCACTGACCTTTGCTCTCGAAGGAGCCAGCCAGGGCCTCGACAAGGCTTTTGAGCTGTTGCAATTCCTGAAACCAGTCAACACCACTGAGCACGTCATGAAGATCATTCGAGCTCCAACTTGGTCAGAGAAGATCGCAGGTGCTATCCGCCTTGCAGAAACTCATGGAATTCTCTGGGAGACAAAGCTTTTGCAAAAAGTCTTCCAACATGCCTACCGCGCCCTCAACAGTGCGGTTTCCAGCTGCGGGCTCGAAATCCCTGAAGAGGGACTACCAAAACAACAAGCAGGAGTCAACGATGATGACAAGACTTGGACTTCCAGCATGCTTGGCTTTGAGTGTCCTACACTCTCGCCAGTGGCCTTTGCTGCAGTTACCATTGGCTGTAGCATTGCTGCTATGCTTGGACTTACGATCGTGACAAGAGGAGGCGACTCCCAGGGCTTCCTCTCAAAGTGGGGAAAGGACTTTGGGTTGTTGGCTCGAGGAATCACAAGCATCGGAGCCCTTTTCATGCAGATCTACACAGGAGTCAAGTGGTTCCTCACCTCAGTCTGTGGATTCAAGATTGATGACCCCCAAGAACGAAACAGAGAAAGACTCATTTCAGCATTGACAGAACTGCGTCTGAAGGTCAGCCACATTGTCAGTGATCTCAATGCCAACATGCAAGACTTCCTTCTCAATCCAGGAGTCTACACAGAGATCACTCGATCTGCAGACAAGCTCTACGCAGAGATTCTGGAAGAACACCAAAGAAAGAACTTCAACTCCCACATGAAGCTTGCCACGGAGATGTGGGAAGAAGCCAAGAAATTGAAGAAGTTGATCTGTACAGCTCAAACTCAATGTGGGTTCAAGCAAACCCCAGCATGCATCTGGATTTACGGCAAAACCGGATGCGGAAAGACCAACTTCTGCAAGTACCTAGCCAAACGACTACAACAACGTTCAGGCCGCCTGCTGCTCCAATACCAGAGGAAAGCAACCAATAAACATTGGGACGGCTACCAAGGACAACCAATCGTCATCTTTGATGACATTGGGAGCAAAATTGGCCAGGACGACCTTGGCGACTTTGCGTCAATCATGGATGCAGGAGCATGGATAACACCACAAGCAGATTTGCAAGACAAAGGCAAACCCTTCTGCTCCACAATTGTTGTCTGCACTTCCAACTTTCCAACAATCGACGCCAAAGAATTGCTGAGAGATCCAGAGATCACAATGAGACGCCGTCACATTGTCGTTGAGATGGTTGACAAGACATGGACCAAGGAAACGGCTGGAGATGTCAGAAGAGACATTGAAGACTTCCAAGAAGTGGAGTTCCATCTCAAAAACCCAATGGCAGTGACCAAAGGTCGACCTCGCAATTTCTACGACCAATCTGGAGACGATTCCTGCGTTGTGGAGGCTGAGTGGCTTGTTGAGGAGGTGCTCAAGATCGAAGCACGAGAACGAGCTGAATTCCAGAAGACCACACAAGATCAAGCTGGCTTTGCTGAACTCCGATCCACAACCCCTCATGCAACAAAGACCCCGAAGTTCTACCCAAGGAAACCAACCCCCCAACCAAAGGAAGCTCTTGAAGATTCAGATGATGATGACTTTGACTATGACCCAGCCTTGCTCACCTGGAACCCTAGCTCAACCAAGTTCTCAGAGCAGAAGCAAGAGATTGAGAGACACATTCGGGTTCTCAGCACATGCATTCGTCAAATGGAAAAAGCCCTTTCAGACCCGGATCTTGAGCTTGAGAGAGATGACACACCGATTGACGACCTTCTTGAGGCTCGAGATCGGTGGAGGAAGGAACTTCTTGTGGATCCGAAGAAACAGGCTAAGAAAGAGAAGATGAAGAAGATGTTCAAGAAAGCGAAGTCACCAAAGGTTCGTACCCAAGAGAATCCAGAGCCAGAGTCATTCTACAAACCGTGGTGGAACAAGAGACCCCAAGACCTTGGAGACGAGAAAGAGAAAGCTCTTGTGATCCCAACAGTGGCAACTATTGTCAAACAAGTGGCCAAACTGAACGAAACACTCAAGGAACCAAAAAGTGAGAGCACTCTTCCTCCATCCTGGGTTGCTCCCACGCGTGGTGATGGGCGGTGCTTGCTTCATGCAGTACAGCCTTTCACTGGAATGAGTGTCCAGGAGCTCTGTGACAAAATCATCGCCTTCACTGCCAACGAAGACACACTCACTGGACTATTTGACATGGATCCTGAGGAGATTGCCGGAATCATGGGCTCACAAGCCTGGCGACAAGAGATTGCCGATTGGATCCTTACAGGGAATTTCCACCATGAAGCAGCAACCCGAGCAGGCACCCTTCTTGGAAAGTTGTTCGGGATTCCGATTGCCTACATTAAGTGGTCGGACCTGCACCAACGTTATGTTGTGCAGGGAGCTGCTGGAGATCACTCCATTCCTGTCTTCTATGCCTGTCAACATTTCTCGACTTGGCTGGGAGGAGAACTCCCAAAACAACAGGGAGGCAATGTGGAGATGACTTCGAGAAAGATCCCAGTTTTCCTTGGCCCAGCCGGAACAGGAAAAACTCACCTGGCCACAAAATTCAGTCCCGACAAAATTGCTCCCTCAGAGCTCAGACCAGAGTTCATCAACGGCAAAACTCTTCACATCAGCGACTTTACGTCAACGGCCGAAAACTTTGAAGCATTCAGAGCCTTCGTCATGGAATACTATGACAAGTCAACGACAGAAGGTGTTGTTGCCACTGGCAATGGCACAACATTTGAGAAGAGGCTCTCAGATCTGGTGGAAGAAGACCAAGACCTCGCAGAAGCATTCCTGCGACGACTTGAGATCTATGATTTCAAGTTCAAGAATAAATTCCTTGGCTGGTCGAGCTACACCAGAGACGATGTTGATGCTCTTGGAGGAGACTCAGAGAAGATCACTACGCTTGTCTCCATTCATAAGCGGTCAACACTCGAAGCCATGACACAAGAAGAGTGCCTCTCTGAGGTGTTTGAAGCGAAGGCAAGAAACACTCAGGTGTACATCAACACTAGTCTACTCAGACTGAACCCAGCTTCTTACACCCACATCGTCCAAGTGGACATGACGCTTCGAACTCTTCTGGAGCGCCCACTTTCCAGTTGGGCAGCTGAGATTCCCCAAGTGATAGCAGGAACATCCAGACTTGGAATCCGCTTGATCAAGGGGTGTTTCACGGACAAAGGAGTGATGCACCTCTTCACCTCTCTGACGGGAAAGCACTACAACAGAATGGGAACAGTTGAGAAGTATCTCCAAACCATCAACAACAGCAGAATTAAGTCAGTTGCCCCTTGCAGTCTCAAGATCATCTGCAGAGATACTACACTTGTCGCTGTCACAGATGACGATCTTTTCATTCACATCGGCATGCTTGGAGAGATGATCTACTACAAGAGAGATGGTGTCGGATACAGAACAGACGGAGATGGCTTCGAGGAGGAGGTTGATCCTGACTTCTTTGATTTCCTCTGCACACTCAAGGGAGTTGTGTGCGACAATGACCAAGTACCGGAGCCTGCTGAAGTTCCAAGTGGAGGGCCAGACGAAGTTCCCCCATCAGATGAAGCTCAATTCATGAACCCCTGGCTCCGCTCCTTGTTCACACTAGGCAACATTTTTGTGAAGTTGCTGAGTGTGTTTGGAGCTTTCTGGGCAATCTCGGACTCTGTCAACAACACTGGAAAAGAGAAGAAACGCCAAGAGAGAGCAACACTCGAACAGATCCAGATCCCCGACGAGGAACAACCAGGCCCAAGAGAGGCTCGAAGTACCAAGAATAACCGCCGGGCGATGAACGAAAGTCCAACTGGCGGAGTGACACCTGAAGAGAGGGATTCGTTCCTTCTTGAAGCAAATGCCTATGACATCCCCAACAACAAGAAAGATGAAGAAGTTGTGCTCGAGAAGAAGAAAGGAAGGAACAAGAAAGCAAAAACCCCAGAGGAAAGCCCAGGAAAAGGCCAACATGACTGGAGAATGCCCAATCGCTTCCGACTGGAAGAATTCGAGGAGTTGAGTGAGGAGCTTGAAGACCTCTCCGATGACATACAAGCGGAAGCAACAAAAGACCCACAATGTGATGCTCTTATCGATCTCCTACCCAAAAAGATGGTACGAGTGCTCGGCGGTCAGAACAACACCTTTGCCTACGGTATTCACTACCGAGGGCGTTGCGTTGTGACTGTGAAGCATCTTGGGAAAGGACCCTTCTGGATTCAACCGATCCAAGGAGGAGACAAGTGGAAGGCAAGAAGCGTCTTCCAATCCCAAAAGAAAGATTTCCAAATCCTGGAAATGGAAGAGAAAGCACCACAGGGGAAAGACATCACTGGTCACTTCCGAGCAAGAGGACTGACTGGATCTGTTGAGCACCAACATGGTGTTCTAATGATCCCAAACCGAATCAATCACGGCTCAGTCAATTGCTGGAATGTGACACTGGAGAAAGAACAACTTGTCAGTTGCCTCGATGCCAATGACAGTGTGCAAACCACCCTTGGTGCTCACTACAAAGTGGCAGCTGGGGGAATTGCTTCTCCAAACTGTACCAGACCAGGAGACTGTGGAGCTCCAGTATTGCTCAAGGACCCTAAAAGTCCGAAGAAGCTGCTGGGGATTCACACTGCAGGCAACCAGTCTGTGAGCCAGATGTGCTTCATAACACAAGAGGATCTCATCCAGAATGTGATGCCTAAAGAGAAAATCGAAAGTCTCCCCTACCAACAATGCGTCTTTGATCCAGACTGTGAAGCCCCAAACGAAGAGAAAGCAATTCTCATTGACTCAACGGGCGAGCAAATCAAGATGCACAGACCCAAGAAAACAAGCTTCTGGAGGAGTCCACTAGAATGGAAAGAGCGCTTGAAGTACTACTTTGAGCCAAGTGTGCTGGATGCAAAAGACCCGCGCATGGAAAAGCCAGTAGATCCTATGAAACAGGGTCTTGAGAAGTGGATAGTTCCTCCTCCCCGCGTTCACCTAGCAAGTGTGGAAGCCATAGCGGAGGAAGTTGCTGACTACCTAGCCTACAATGTTCAGAAGAGAGGCATTAAAACTAAGGTGTTCAGCAAAAAGGAAGCAATCAACAGAAACACAGCCTATGTAGACTCGAACCCCCTGTATCGAAGGAGCAGTGCGGGTTTTCCCTGGAGCACCGAACCAGGAGTCAGGCAGAAAGATCCCTACATCGTTTTCAACGAGTCAGAGGGGATCCATGAAATCAACATGGAACACGCCCTTGGTAGGAAGCTGAATGCCTCGATCGATCAACTGGTCGCTGCTGCTGTGAGTGGAAAGCGAACGGCTACTGTCTTTCAGGGATCATTGAAAGATGAGCCCCTGAAGAAGGAGAAAATCAAAATTGGAAAGACTCGCAGTTTTGCAGCTAGTCCTTTGGACTACACCATTGCTGTTAGACAGTATTTTGGAGCTGCAACTGCTGCACTGAAGACAACCAGAGACCTCCATCCCATCAAAGTTGGCATCAACCCACACTCTCGAGAGTGGGATTTGCTTGCCAAGAGCCTTAAGAAGAAAGGCCCCTACTGCTTTGACTATGATGTCAAGCGATGGGACAGTAGCCTACCCAGGGTTTTTATCGAACAAGTACCGACGATCTGGAACCGAATCTACCAAAAGACAGACCCCTTTTGGAAGCCAAGTGACGATGTCATTCGCACTAACCTCCACAAGGCGATCCATGGACCACTGATTGCAAACGGAAGCTCTGTGCTTCAAATGCCAGGCGGGATGGCCAGCGGCTATCCTTGCACTGTTGAAGAGAACAGCATCACTCATCTCATGATGGTGGTTTATCTGTGGAAAATGCTCTGCATGCTCTACAATAAACCAAAGGATTGGGGAACCCTTCGTGGGTTCTTGAAGAGAGTGAGCCCAGTGATCTATGGAGATGACTACCTCAACAACGTCTCCCCAAACGTGCGGCACATGTGGAATTTCTCCACGGTGTCCAAAGCCTTCAAGCATCTTCTGCGCTATGAAGTGTGCTCTCCTGACAAAGAGAGTGATGAACGAAGGATCACCAAGAGTTTGGAGCAGTGTACATTCCTGCACCGCAGGTTTGTTCAGCACGAGGACCTGTACCTCGGGCCACTGACAGACGATTCGATTGAGAAGATGCTTTCACTCACCCAACGGAGAGTGAGACATGTTTGGACCGATGAAGATCAGACGATCAGCTATGACATGGAGACAATACAAGCAACGATGTACTCCTTCATGCGAGAGGCGGTCTTGCAGGGCAAGCCCTTCTTCCAGAGTGCTCAGCACCACCTGGAGCGGGTGTCTCGGGAATATGAGATTCCCATCCCCCCAATGGAGAGCTTTGAACAGCAGTTCCTCGAGCTGATCGATCGCTCACCCATTCGTTGAAGAATGATGAGCGCGGAAAAATAAAAATATTGACATATCCAACGTGTACGCAGTACCATTCGAAAACTCGACTCTAAAGTTAGAAGACATACCACGACCACGACCACGATTTTGCCACTATTTTCTTTTACAAGCAGCGTAATCTAGCTTTGCATTTTTATTACTATTATTGCTTCAAATTAAGCCATTAGAAAGTAAATATTTAGAATTATTGTATCTCAACTCTATACATGGAAGGAGCTGGAATTGTTCAATACTATCAGGAAACCAAAATTCATTCCATCTCTCCAGCCCAGGCCACAAGTCTACAAAACGCGCTAGAGGGTTTGACAAGTAACAGATCAATTAGGGTTAGGGTCAATTCTGACCTCGACAAATACATTACTAATTTCTTAGGAACTCCCAGTCCGGGAGTAAATCAGTCAACTGTGTCAAAGGTTAACGCCAGAGCAAGAGCAGAACTTGCTTTGAACTACGACCCAGTTAGGTGGATCAGCTCCTACGAGGCGCTATGGCCACATCAGACGGATTAACTGAGGATCTCTCCTCAAATAGCCCACCCACAGGAGGAGTTACTAGCGAAGAAGTGCAACCAGACCTGACAGCAGATTTTCAAAAGAATGTATTCACACATAATACCATTGATTCCTACCTTGTAGGACATCCATTTGTTGTCGGACACTTCTCGTGGAACACAAACCAGGTAGAAGGTACAGTACTTCACTCATTGAAGTTGCACCCCTCAAACTTTCCCCCAGAACTAAGAGCACTCGTCATGATGTACGAGTACTGGACAGGATCGGTTGATGTTGTTTTGACCATCCCAGGAACCGGATTGCACGGAGGGAAGCTGATGGTGTATTCTATGCCACCAGGACGACCAATTGAAGAAGGAGTCATTGAGCAGTCGATCTACCCCTGGATCTCGCTCGATGCAAAGGAACAGAGCAGTCTTGCCTTTCAAGTGCAGGACCAGTGCCGAGTGAAATGGCATCAAACCTCAACCTTCGAGGAAGAGGACTATGGACGGACCATAGTGATGACAGTCCTTTCAAAATTGATAGCGACCACCCCCCAAGCGTCTGACGTACGTGTAGTCGTCAGCTTTGCTATCAGATCGGACTTCAGAGTGTCAACTCTGAAACCAATGCCCTTCACAAAGCCAGTTGCCACAGCCTTTCTGCGTGACTTCGACTTCTCCGACGCACTTGATCGATTACATCCCATGATCGATTTTGAGCTGAACGAAATCCGAGTTAGCCCCAACACAACAGCAGGCGCAGAGTTTGCTGACACAACAGTCAACTTCAAAGGAATAAACCCAAAACAGAACCATCAGTCGTATCGCGATGCTCAGCTGCACGGAGCACTCTGGATTGATCGCGGCGAGGAAACCGGATATGCCCGCATCCACAAAGAGTCCGTGCCTGACAAAGCTGAGGGAGACCAATACAGAATCTTCTTTGTTGGCCTCAAAATGGTCCGCTCTAACGGAGCTGGCGATACAGACATCTCCTTCAACCACCCCGTTGGTGGCGCGCAACTAACCATCAATGTCCCAGGAAGTGAAAGAGCAGCTTTGCTCTCAATTGATGCACCCAGACACGGAAACTGGGGTGCGATTCCTGATGGACCAGTTGCCATCAATGACGCTGGAGAATCCATGGTCTACTTTTCCTTCACAGACGACCACGAAGCACAGGGAGTTGCACTCCCCTTCTTGGTTTCGGAAGCCATCTTGAACGGAGCTTTCGAGAGTTTGCCAGACGACGTTTCAGTTGTCTGGGACGTGAAGCACAAGGTCACAGGTGCCCAGTACGGAAAGATCCGTCTCTGGCCCTCTGGCTTTTTCACGACTGGAAGAGTAGCCACTTGGACTGTGATCCCGCTTGAGAACTTGCGGTTCACCAACCCAGTGACATGGCCAATTCGATCGGCCCTGCCATTCAACGATTCCGGAGCCCAAGCTGCACTTGCAAACATGCAGCTTGCCCAAGCCCAACGCCAGATCAAAGATCTGGAGCAACGTGTCAACGCTCTGGCAATCGCCGTGGATGACGGAGAATGAACTCTCTTTCCTTAAGAAAAGAGTTCGCGGAGAAATAAAACAAACGACTGACCAACGCTTTACATTGACCACGAGTTTATTTACTTTACTAAGTTTTTTCTAGGATCTTCATTGTAAAAACCAAAACTTTTTTGTATTATTAGGAACCGACCTCACAAAGACCAAAAAAAGAAAAGGACTTTTATTTGAGAAAAGAGGTCACTTTTTCTTTGCTTCATAAAAACAAAAACCATAAAAATTTTTAAAAGAAGAAAAGCCAAAAAGTACAACTTGCGTGATAAGTTTCAAACATTGAAAACAATTTTGCAGCAACATTAAAGCCAATTGCTGTTATAGCCA